TCTCTGGCCGAGGCGCTATAAAAGCATCGCGCTCCGGGTCATATGTATAACCTACTCCAGCATAATTAAATCTTATTTTATTGTTATAGCTAGTACGTAAACATTTTTGATTTCTAAAATTGCCATACCAAGTTTCAGGATCTAATCCTTCAATAGTTTCTGTTTCATCAATGCCTACAATAACCTCAGTTACGATATTATTTTTATCCATAAACGCGTAATGTGCCATTAGATTGTTACCGTACCTGTCCCGGCTGTAAATGAATAAATCTTATATCCACCTGTAGTCGTTAGCGAATAAGTCAAACCGCCACCGATAGAAGTTAAGTTAGCAAAAGTATCTGGGTAGCGAATAATGACAATACCTGATCCACCATTACCACCGCTAAAATTACCGCCGCCGCTATAACCATTAGCGCCGCCACCGCCGCCGCCTCCGCGATTAGTTGTGCCAGCCGTACCATTACCAAAATTAGTTGCCCCTGTAGAAGCGTAACCGCCGCCGCCTCCACCTGATCCACCTGTACCTGCAACATTTAATCCGCCTACTGGATATTCTGCGCCACCGCCACCGCCTCCAGCATAAGTAACACTTGATGTAGTAATGCTTGATGCGGTACCAGCTCCGCCGTTACCGTTACCTGTAGAATTAGCGGTTGCTCCAACAGCACTTGCACCGCCGCCACCGCCACCGCCTAACGTAATACCAGCTGTAGAGGTTGAGTTTCCAGTACCGCCGGCGTTACCTTGGCCTGACGTACCGCTGCCACCTAAATTAGTTTCATTAACGGCTCGACCAGCACCGCCGCCACCTGATCCACCTGTAACGCCAGCTGGGCTATTCCAAGATCCAGCTGCACCGCCGCCAGTTGATGTAAAAGTATCAAAAACGCTATTGCTGCCGTTAGATCCTGCTCCAGCCGCACCTGCTCCACCTGCGCCCACCGTTACGGTAAAAGATGATCCGGTTGATTTAACAACCGCACTAGCTAATAAGCCACCTGCTCCGCCACCGCCACCGGCTGCCGAGTTAGTCGAGCTATTTCCGCCTCCAGCGCCACCGCCGGCCACAACCAAATAATCAAAAGTACGTGATGCAGCCCTGCGACTTGAGGCAACAATTCCTAAAATAGGGCTCATTAACTTAGATCGCCCACGATTGTAAACGTATTAGCTGCGGTACAAATAATTGTGCAAGCTGAGTAACGAGCTCTAAGAGTTGGGGCTGATGCTGTAGCTCCTGTAGATGTGATAGTCACACCGGCACCTTGAGCAAAAGATGTAAGCCCTACGCCGATACTTTGTACGTTTATTTGATTACCAGCTGAAAATACAGATGGCGGCACGGTAACGGTAACAGCTGAGGCGTTAGATGTAGTAACTAATTTACCTACGTCTGCTGCTACTAACGTGTATGTTGTACCGGTCTGAGCATTAAATGAGATAGTAGTATCGTCTTGCTCGATCCACGTAAAATCCATATCAGTATTAGTCGTTTTGCTTAATACCTGCCCAGTAGTGCCGCCCTTAAGATCGAGCATTGAGGCATCGATCGAGTCACCTAGTGCCTCAATAGCCGTAGCTCCATCTTTAACTAGGTCGGTGCTCGTAGGTACCGGCCATCCAAAATTAGGGGTAGTAGTTGCCATTACGTTAAACCTCCAAATGCGTTTTCCCACTCAAGTGTAGCGTTTACACCTGTCCAAATCAGGTTAGCCGGGCTTACCGTATTCCATTGTGGCGCGACTAGAGAGAAATCTGTAGGGCTAAGGGTCAGGGTCATATCAACATATGCCGGAGTAGCCTTCATAGCAAAACCCTCGATAAAGCCGTTAAATGAGCCGTTAAACATATTGATCGGTAGATCGTTAATAATCATTGGCTGGCCAAAAAATACGTCTATGAGTTTATTACGCTCGGCATCGGGCAGGTTAGCGTTATCTAGTCTAAAAGTCAGGCTTTGTAATTGATCTCTTGGAATAGCGCGTAGGCCAAGCTCGCGGGTCATTACGGTATTAACATCGGCTAAATTGTGCAGGTTAGAGCTAACGTCACGCTGATACCTGCCGTAAGTGGCTATGGAGTCATTATCTACAGCTGAGGCGGTATTGGCGTAGTTATTGCCATACTTAAACACTAGCGAGTTACGGATCTTGCCTATCTGCAAAATGGATCTAATACTTGAGGGAGTGGCGTAATTGGCTGAAATAGTTGTATAGCCGTACGTGGATAGGTAGGTCGTACGGTGGTCGGCATCGGCATAACAGACTCGTCCGGCCTTATCCTCGTAGAGTTGTCCTAAACCGCTTTGTGCAATTTGAGCGCATAGGTTGTAGCTACTGTATGGATCGGCAGCTCGTGAAATCATCTCGTATAGTCCAGGCTGATCGATCTCGCCAAGTCCTACGTTTTCGGCATTAGCCCACGTTGTAGTCGGATCGTAGTCTTGCCATTGTAAAGCTGGGGCTACCTCATTCCAAGAGTTAATAAGTAGCTCGTTAAGTATGTCGTATATCTGATTGCCGTCCTCGTCCTTAGCCAAGGCATCGGGAAAGAGAGCCTTAGTTAATTTAGCCAAGGATCCAACGGCCAATATATTACCGATTGTTACAAAACCTGTTTCCTCGGGTGAGCGTACAGAGATACCAAAATCCGATACCGCCCCTCCAAAAACAGGTATATAAGTGCCAGCGCTGTTTTTTAACTCAAGGGTTAAAACATCGGTAACGTCAATATCAAAAGGTAGATTATTAGTATTGACGATTTCTAAACGCGCATAACCAGCGTTACATTGGAGATCGATATCGTCTCGACCTGTTGCCATGGTTACGCTCAATACGGTGTCGTAAACGGTCGTACCGATCGTAATTCTCCACTCGGGTAGCCATGTCATAGCTGGACGTAAACTCCGGAGTCCCGATTAGTAGAGGTACCGCGGTAGGTAGATTGGTTAAGAGCATCGGCTACAGCTCGAGCGATAGCCTCAGGATCACCGATACCCGCCTCGATAGTAATATTTACGTTACTACCGGCGCCTGAGTAGCCCATAGCCGAGCCCGGGAAACCGCTAGAGGCATAATCACCGGCTCGACCGCTACCGCCATATACGCCGCCTGTACCCGGTACTACAGGTACAAAGCTGCCTTTAGCAAGTGCATCGTTTATCGCGGCATCTGTTGGGAAACCTTTAGGGCTAGCATTAGGATCGCCTAAAATAGGGGCCGCGTGAGTTGGCATCTTGCCACTTTCCATAGCGGCAATAGTCCTTAACAGAGCCATAGCCTTTTCAAGATTAGATATATTAATTAAATCCTTAGGGACTATATCTTTAAGAATAGACTCAATATCCCTTAGCGTAAGTTTTTGATTAGTTAAAGCGCCAAGTATGAGCAGATCCTTATTTAACTTGGCGGTGCCAGCCTCAATAGCCGCTATATCTTTAGCTGCGATTGCAGCCTCTAAATCATCAATATCCATGTCATTAGTAATTTGTAATAGCTGCGCCTGATTTGTTACCTCGCCTAATTGGCGAGCTGTGTTTACGGTAGCTGCGGCCAGTTGGATCTTTTGTATATCAAAAACATCCTCGCCCTTACCTAGGGCTAATTTAGCCTTATCGATGGCTAGCTGTAATTTCTTGGCACCAAGTTGCTTTAATTCCTCAGCTGTAATTTTTTTATTTTCTTTGAGGTCAGCTTTATTATATCGAGACTCAAGCTCTCGTAAATGGTTGAGGCCAGTAGCATCCGCATCGTAAGCCTTATTTTTTGCTTTGTCGGCATTATTCCAAGCATCGGTAAGTGCATCAACGCCCTTAATTGTAATACCGATAAGTGCCACCATACCCGCAACCATAAAGGCAGCGCCATAAGGATTAAGGGCAAACATCTCAGCGATAGCGGTAGCAAGGGCCGTAGCGCGTAAAATTTTATAGGTCTCGTTAAGTAACTTAATAGCCGCTATCGTTGCAGCTACTCCAGTTAGAATTTTTGTAGAGACATAAGTAGCCGCTAATATCGCTAAGATGCTTTTTATTAGTGTCTCGTTTTCTTTTAGAAAACCTGCAAGTTTCTTAAAATTTTCGCTGGCCGAGGTAGCAAATTCCTCGATCTTAGTCTGTAATTCTGTAATATTGGCTGAGTCGGTTAAGATCATAAAACTGTCAATCAAGCCTTTACCTAGGATCTCTTTAGCGTTATCTATAGATACGCCTAACTTGGCCATCTTTCCGGAAAAAGTATCGGCCGATGCGGAGGCAGCGCCCTTAAAGGTTTTGGCTAGTTGATTGACGATATCGTCAAATTTTCCAGTTTTAAGATCAGCTTTTGATATGCCTACGCCTAATTTACTAAGAGCTGTATTATTACCAAGGTATGCCTTAGAAAGTGCTCCGATAACGCTAGATAAGTCTTTTCCGGTTGAGGCTGATATATCTAGCGCTAGCATTAAAAGTTTTTGAGATTGAGCTGTATCCCCTGTAGCAACCGCTAAAGTCTGATAGGCCGGCCTTAACTGGTCGTCCACGATCCCAAATTCAGTAGATAGTTTTTGGAGGTAGGCCTCAGAGGCCGCCACGTCTCTACCAAGGCCCACGTTTTTAAGAGCTAGAGCTAGTTGCTTTTGTGCCTTTTCATCCTCAGCTGCGGCCCTAACGGCGGCCTTACCAAAAGCAAGTACGGCTCCAACGCTTAATGTTACCCCTAAAGTCCTACCTAGATTTTTAACATTTTTTGTCAATTTATCGGTAGCGGTATCCGCTTGCTTAAAGGCTTGCTTGCCGACAAATTGACTAAGTATATTTATTGCAATATCTGTAGCCATTATGCGGCTCCTTTAACAGCGTTATCAAATCTTAAAGCGGCCTTTTCAATAGCTAGAATTAGTGCAGCGTTAGCCCTGCCGTTATCTTGTGCCCATGCTCTAAAGATTACGCGGCCTGTCTGTTTACGACTAGGCCGGCCTACCATCCCTGTAGGACGAGCACTCACTAACTCGCCGGCTGAGTTTAGATTGTCTAAAAATTGCCGACCAGCGTTAGGGTTAAGGGATTTGTTATACCCTCTACGATCCTCGCGATAATTAACCGGGGTAAATTTGCTACGTTGAAATACCGGTTGCCCATCTGGATTTTTACGGCCCGCTGTTTCATAAATTGCACCGGCGGCCGACGAATTAACGATCCTTGCTAAAGCTACAAAACCGTTTTTATTGGGCCGAGATGGTGAGGTTTTATAGCCAATACCTCGTTTAGCCTCAAATGAGCTATAACGCGGAAAAGGCCTATACTCTAAATTTTCAGAGGATACAGGTTTAGACCAGCCGCTTAATACTTTTCCATCTGAGGGTAAAAAACCTTTTGCTACCGTTGTAACGGTTTTAAGTATTTTTCCCATTTGCTTTTGAGTTTCCTTGGACAAATCCGGAGCAAATTTACGTAAGGCGAGGCGGAGCTCAACGGCGCCGGTTAATTCTGTTGCCATCTTGTATCTCCTTAGCCTCATCCTTTAGCCCTAGCAATAACGCATCGAGCATATTCTTATCTAAATCCAAAAGCGCTTGCGGCGGGATTTGCAACCTTATGCTCAAGCGAGCAATTAGGTAGGTGAAAGGCAAATCTCGCTTTAAGCTAAAGGGTCGCTATCCTCGACAGTTACGCTTCTCAACGTATCTATAAAGGTTTCGCCAAATGGTTTAGGTGCTTCACCCGCACGTTTTGTAATCTCCCAAGCCAAGTAGTAGACCATCGATTGCTTTTCTTCCTCGCGGAAAGCGCGATGAAAACCGAGCTTGTAATATTGCTCAAAGGCATACTCCACGGATGGAGTAATTTCTCCTACAAGCTCGGATCCATCATTACGTACGATCTTTAATTTAGCCATTTTTTTGCCCCTTAGTTAGTTAGTTGGATTTACCAAGTACCGCTAGTTGCGATAGCGGTTTTAGAGTTACAAGTAAATGTAAGATCCATCATCGCTTCATCAGCTACGGCGCCGTTAATTGGAGTTAGGTTGTCTACCAAAATCGTACCGGTGTATAAAACGTTGGTAGCTGACACGGCAGCTGTATAATCTTGGATGGCCTTAAATGCCACGGTTGTACCGTATGCAGCTTGTAGCGTTGCCAAGATAGATCCTGCCGCTGTGTCGTTAAGTAGTGTCACGGTGATCGTGTCAGCTGATAGCCCAGTTACAAATTTATGAGCTGTATCGCCCATCGCTGTAACCTCGAGCTGGTCGGCCTGTTGAGTCAAAGTAAAATTTGTAACGTGATCTGTGAAATCTACAGGTGTAGCGCCGACCTTAAAGCCGACCTTATTATTTAGAAAAATTGCCACGATTATTCCTCGTCTTTCTTGGCTGTTGGTTTAGGTGTTGGTGTTTCGACTTGACCTATCTTTTTCAGAAAAGCCAAATCCTCAGGTGTTAGGTCAGACATTGTTAGCTCCAGCTCGTTAGGGTTGATATATTAAAATCAGCGGTTAAAAGGGATCCACTCTGTACCTCTAGTACAGATGGAGCACTCATAGCGCCAACATTCATTTTTATGGATGAGGCGGCTAGCTTATTAAATACAGCTACGGCCATAGTTTCGATACCGTTGAGGTTTCCCTCATTGTCAAACATCGGTACGGTCATAATAATTTTAAGGTTAGCCATAGGCGAAATTGCCGCGTATGTGTTATTGCTCGGAGTAATGTAATCGTCTGCCGGAGCAACAATAACGCTATTAGCTATGATTGTGGCCGGCGGGTAACTAAAGGTATTCCAAACGTTAGGGTTATCGAGAGCGGCAGCTAGTGAGGCTCTTAGCGTGGTGATGGCTGTAGGCATTATCCGCACATACTCCCGGGATTTTGGTAGCCCGAGATGAGCCCCCGGATCTTGCCGATCATGCTGTTACCCATTCTGTATGGGCTCGGACTAAATCCATCTACCGATACGCCGCCGGTCTGGCTGACCTGCCGGGCTTGGAAAATATCTACAGCCAAAATCATGGCCGCTTCACGGATAGCTGGTGTAGTTGCGTAAGAGTTAGTTTTTGTGTCTGCCCCTACAGCTGAGCCATAAGGGAGCACGCGAGTAAAATTAGCGTTAGCCGCTGTCTTAGCAAATTGAATAAAGCTGTATCCCTTAGGCCAGTTAAAGGCGTAAGTATTAAAGGCTATGGATGGAAATTGGGAGGTAGTGCCGGCTGTCCATGGGATCGTGCCGGTAATTGTGTAAGTGCCGTTATAGGTTGAGCCGCATCCACTCAAGGTTACAGAGTCCCCGGTGCTAAAGATTGCAGGGTTAGCAACCATCACCGTAGCGACATTGTTTTGTAGAGTCGTACCTACTACTGGAGCTGAGTCAAACCATAAAAATTGGTTGAGTAAATCTTGTGCAGCTTGGCAACATGTCTCGACAATATCGGACGAATATAGATTTTCGATACCGAGGTTAGCTCTTAGCTCGGCTTCGGTTACGTATGTCGCTGGCACTTATTTACTCCTTTACTTACTAGGGCCGGTAGCCCTCAAAGGGCTAAGAGGGCTACCGACTATTAGTTGTTATTAGTTGAGGTTAAACTTAACGATACCCTTAGGCATTTTGGCGATTGTTGCCATGTAGCCATAGATAGCGACCTGTACCTGTAAATTAGATACAACGTTTACGCTCATATAAGCTGTTGGGCTCTGATAAACGGTAAACGCCTCAGGTGCAAGGATTACAGCTGAGTCATCGATAGTTGTAGTAGCTGTAAAGTTTTTATCAACATACAGATCAAGACCTAGCACGTTACCGCGGATTGATCCGGGTTGTGTTAGACCGCCTGCGTTCATTGGCTGAGAAGCTGAGTAAATTGGACGGCCGGTTGTATCTGTAGCGCCCATGAGTAGTTGCCATTGTGATCCATTGGCAACATAGTTATTAGCAAAATAACCTGTAGCTTCATAGACCTTACGAGCTGCATCGCTAGCAAACTCAATAATACCGCCTGAGTCTGCATCGCATCCTGAGCTGTATTGACCAGCTGCAATAAGAGCATTTAATACTGTTGTATCGATTGTCTTAAGGTAAGCGTTTTGTAGTTGATTAGTTAGCTCGCTAAAGAAATTACCATCACCGTATCCGCGCTCTAAAAGCTCGATACTGATCGTATTCATACCGGCGTACTTGGATACGGTACCTGTTAGGTAAGCCGTTTCCATTCCGGTATTTTGTACCGCTCCGGCTTCAAGCTCAACGGTTACTACAGGCGCTACGCCTGTACCGCCGCCAGCGGAGGTTACGAGTGAGGGCACATTTATAGTCATGCCATTTGCCGGCAAAATTCCGCGGCTGCAAGCATCTATGGCAGGTGTACCAAAACGTGTATTAGTTGGAAATTCTGATAGGTACTGGGTCGGATTGAAACCCGGATTTGTTGTAAAACTATCATCGGCAGCTGTTACGTATAGCTTTGAGTCCTCGTTGCCGAGTGCAGCCTTAATTTTGTGCTCTGTATAAGCACCCATTGAAACGATAGGTGTACGGACTCGCTGAGAGTCTAATACGGATGGACGGATGATCTTACGAGCGGCCTCGACTTTTTCAGCCTCGACCGGTGTATCTACCGGAGTTTCCTCCGGTGTATTTTCTGGGGCTGTAGTCACAGCTTCCTCGCTTTCGGTTTCTGTTTCGATCTCTACGATAGTCGTAGAAATAGTTGTAGTTTTTTCTTTTGAGCTAGTTGCAGCTTCAATAGCAGCTCTCGCCGCCATAATCTCCTCAACGCCTGCGCTACTAAAGGCCGCGCTTTCGACAAGCGATACCTCTTTGAGGACGGCAGCCGTGACGAGCAGGTATTCACCCATTGGCTTAGAGGCCGTAACATCGACCCCTACGGATAAGCCGCTTACTAGGTTTTCCTGAGCCAATACGAGAGCATCTTGTCCTCGAGTGCTACTCGATAAACGGAAAGAGGCGTAAACGCCTTCGGTTGAGTCGCTAGCATTTATCATGCGGCCAACAGGTTTATCTTGTTGATGCTGCGCTAATAATTTTATTTTTGTTGGATCCGGTATAGCGATAGATCCTCGCTCAAAAACAATAGGGCCAGCTGAGGTATGTCCGATTTCGCCGTATGGAGCAATAAGCCCCGAGACGATCCGGCGCTCAACATCTGCCGCCTGTATTTCCTGACTAAACGTTAATAGCACTTGCATCTCCTAGCGGTGTTAGTTGCTCCATTTGTCTAGCTTGGTTTACATCGATTAAATCTAGGTTTAACATTTTTTCGATAATATCTAAACGCTCTCTTGCATCTGCACGTAAAAACGAGTCATCGACCGCAAAACGTACCTGATTTTGCGAATTTGTTATGTCATTCATGGAGAGCCTGTCCTCAATAGCACAAATATAAGGCTGTAGTGAGTACGCCATAAATTCCTTACGACCGTCTAAAATGTTTTGGTACGTAAGAGAATTATTCATGTCCGCGCTAATATAATAAGCCGGTACATTCATAGCGCGAGCGATCTCGGTAGCTAAATATTGTGATGCCTCGTTATACATCATATCTTTAGGACTAAAGCCAATATTTTCTACGCTAAGAGTGCTAGTTAAATACGCCGTTGATCGTGAGGCTCTACTTGATTTCCATGCAGCTAATAAACCTTGCACTTGTGACTCCGGTAGATCAGCGCCGTTATTTTTTAATACTGTAGTAGCCATAGGTGTAGCTGCACTTACGGCGCTTGCCTTTTGTATATCAAATGCAGCTTTAATAGTTGTGCCAGCTGTATCTAATACTCCTGGAGTTAAACCTTGGAAAGTTACAAGAGATCCAATACCGCCCATTGGTACCTTAATACCATCAACAAAATAATCCTCAATCTCTGTACCAAATTTATTTGTAGTGTAAGTAACTCGGTTATTTGCTACCCACTCAAAACCTGAGGGACGTCCATCATCTGCATACAAAGAGGTTACGCGCCAATAAGCACATCCATAAAATATTAGGCTATCTACTGTTGCAGCGATAGTAACGCTGCGAGGTTGGCGTAGATCCGGTTGCTCTAACCAAATTGGAGATCCTAATTTTTCTCCTGTTGATTTTTTGTAAAGTGCTAAATCAATACCGGAAATTACACCGGCAATTAAATTACGGCAGCGGCTAACGCTTGCTACCTGTAAAGCAAAATTACGATCTATACCGCTTGTGTTATAGCCATAAGTAGAGCCGGTGTTAAAAGAGCCGTAGCCGTATTGTGTAGACATTACGGCGGGTGCATATTGCGCCTCGATAGTCGGCTTTTCAGCTGACTTAAACCCTAGAGTTTGGAGTATTCCCATGAGAGGGATTTTCTCAAATTGTCAAGGATAAAATCAGGTATTACGCGGCGTGTCTCTATACGTAAACTTTAGCCTCACCCATTGGCTGAGTAAGAATATGGACGATAAAACTAAGGTTAATTGCTATATCTATCGGCCCGGCAGATTTACGCCGGATCAATCTCCAGCTGGCATCTGACTCTTTAGCTGCACAATTTGACATATGGCTAACGAGCTCGTCTTGCCCCGAGTGCACGAGTCTTTTATTGGCCAGCGCCTCATAGAGATCCCCTGAGGCCTGATACCCCTTTTGGCCCGATATGTCGGTGATCTGTATGCCGTTGGACTCAAGGCGTTTAGCGATCGAGGCGGTCGTATATTTGTCGTAAGCTACTTGCCGCGGATAATAAATTTTGGCCCATTTGGCGATCGCGTTGGCCACAAATAATTCATCGATGGATACGTCCGAGTGAAATATCTCAAGTACGGCCACACCGATACGGCCATCCTCAAGGACTTGGCCCATACATAACGAGCCGTCTCTACGGCTGGGGCTAACATCGAAAGCAAATATTGTAAGAGGGCCGACCGACAATTTTAAATCCTTATCAGCTGCATCCTCGACCGCCATATGCGGCCACGGTGACGAGGTGCTACTTATCCATTGACACAATAATTCAGTTTTGGTCGTCTCGATCGGCTGAGTAGCTACCGCCTCCTCTAAGGCCTCCTCGGTTACGGTATATCCAAGCGCCGGGTTAGCCATGGCCCACGCATTACGATCTGTTATCTTGGCAAATTGTGGAGCTGAGTATTCATAAAACCCAAATGTTTTAGGCGGGAAACTCATAGCTCTTTCGCGTAGATCATTAAGCACGGTACTAAACGAGTCCCCGGCATTACTCGTCAGTAGGGTTTGGGAATTGATTTTTGCACGCGTGGTCGGCGTAGCCGCGCGAAAACCCTCCTCACTAATCTCTCGGATCTCATCAATATATAACAGCGATGCCGTACGGCCACGGCTGCCGTCTCTTGTAGCTGCGACCACATCTAGGCGATGCCCATTTTTAAGCTCTATAGACTCGGTACCGTTAGCGTGCCGGATCTGTTTAACCTGTTTACGCATCTCATCGCTGGACTCAAGAGCCGTCACTACTTGCCTAAAGGTGTCTAATGCCATCGATCTATTAGAGCTCATCATGAGCACGTTAGGGCTATCAAATAAAAACATATGACCCAGCATCATCATACGAGCTAGATGAGTCTTGCCCTGTTGGCGTGACGTTAAGACCAAATTACTACGCCGGATAAACATACCTTTATCATCAACCGTACACATATCATCGATGACAAATTTTTGCCAAGGTAATAAAGGAATACCTATGGACTCGGCCAGCTGAGCAATCTCAATACCCCGAGATTTGCCCTTGAGTAATGGCGAGTGAAGGCGAGGCTTGGTAGCCCCCATAAGAGGTTTTTTCTTTTGGGTCATATCCCCATCAATCCTGATTAGTTTGGCCCTCACATGGGCCTGTAGGGATCGTACTGGTCGTTTTTGGGGAGGCATCGTTTAA